GTGTCCGCGTGGCCGCCGCCCACCGACAGCACGCCCACGGGCAACAGATCGCCCTCCCGAGTCCGTTGCGCGCTCACGTGGAACGCCGAGTACCCCGACAGGCTGTGCGGCGGCGTGACGCACCCGGGCAAGCCCACATGGCACGTGTCCCACCCGGCGATGTGCCCGAACACCCGGCCCGTGTCCGACACCGTCAGCGGCGTCAGCCGGTCCAGGTCCGGGGCCGTGAACCAGGAAGCCGGCGGGAGCGGCGCCGGTTCGGCGGACGCGCGCAGCGACGCCGACTCCGTCTCCCACGGCGGGGTGCGGTCCATGCGCCGGTAGATTCCGCCGAGCACCCGCCGCATCCCCTCCGCGTCCGGCCCCGGCGTCGCACCACGGGACCCCTGCACCGCAGCAGCGGCGGCGAACACCCCCCGGGGGATGATCGTCAGCGCGCCGTCGATCACGTCGGCGATGCCGTACCCGTACGCCCCCTTGGTCTCCGGGTCCATGCCGTCCTTCTTCTGAAGGAACGCACGCGCGTACCGGCCCCAGTCGACGTCGTCCGGCCCCCCGGCCCACGAGAACACCCGGCCAGCGGCGGCCGAGCCGTCCCACGCCCGCCCTTCATCGGCGATCGGCATGTCCGACCACCCCGAGGAGCGCACCGCCGCCGTCACCGCGCCGGGAACCGACGGGTCCTGCGGATACTCGTCCACCACGGGCCCCAGGTCGAACGACACCCCGGCGAACGCGGGGATGGCCACCAGGGTCGCCCCGGCGATCCGCCACCGCGTCAGCACCGTGGTGCCGTCCCCGTCCATCACGTATTCGATGTCGTCCAGGTCCACCGACGGCCCGACCACACCCGCCTCAACCTGTTCCGCCACCATGCCCGTGTCGTAGGAGTCGAGCAGCGTCCCACGGCCGAGCGCCATGCCGTCCCGGAACTCGATCTCCTCGATCCGGCCCACGACGATGGAGCCCCCGTGCCCGTCATCGGTCTGTCCCTGGAACAGCAGCGGCAGCGGGAGGTCCCGCGTCGCGGCCCCCGACCCGGCGAGCACCCGGCCGTCACCCGTCGGGGTGTCCATCCGTGCGAGTACCGCCGTCCACGTCCTAGCCATCAGTCCTCCGTCGGGTTCTGTCGGTCCGTCCAGTCCAGCGTCTCACCCAGCACCACTGGCAGCAGCGAACAGCGGCACTGGATCACTTCTTGAGCTGGGCCCTGCGGGTCGCCCGGGAACATCAGATCGTGGCCCCCGACCCGGAACGGGGAGTCCAGCAGAGTCCTCTGCTTGTCCGCCTCACGGTGAGTCGGCCGGGTGCGCGGATCCGCCGTGGCAATCCACACCTTCGCCGGGGCCACGTCGCCCCGGGCCTCCGCTTCCAGTTGCGCCGAGCGGAACGCCCCGGCGTTCACCGCGCCCAGCGTCTCCGTCCTGGCCACAACCATGGCCCGGTTCGGCCATCGCTCCGACCCCGTGGCCGTGAGGATCGTGTCGATGTCCGCCGCCACCGTGTCCAGGTCGTCCCCGTCCCGGATACCGGCTTCCACGCGGGCCACTACCAGGGCGTAGACCTCATCCGGGATCCGTCGCATCCGGTTGCCTGCCTCGTTCAGGTACGCCGACGTCCACAGGTCCGTCTCCGGGTCTCCCCGCCGGGTCACCCGCCGCCATACGTCCGACAGCACGTTGCCGATCGCGGGAACGACCCGCTGATCGACCTCCGTGGTCCAGAACCGGCGCGCCTCCGCCGAGCGCAGCACGCCGGGGTTGATCGCTTCGCCTCCGGTCACCCGGCCCCGGAAACGGTCCGTCCACCGTGTCATCGACCGGAACCACGCCCGGCCCACCTGTTGCTCGCCCTCGGTCACGATCGCCTCGGAGCGCAGCCGCTGTGGGAGGAACGGGTCGACGCCTCCGGGCGGGGTGCTCACCGCAGCCGTCCCAGCGCCGCCACCAGGTCCTCGCGCCGGTACGGGGTGCGCGACTCGATCCGGTCCCGGGCGAATGAGAACAGCACCGAGGCGAACCGGACCCGGTCCACCCCGAACGCCTCCGCCACGCCGTCCGTCCACAGGAAGCTGTCGGCCAGAAGGTTGTCAGCGGGTCCGGCGGACGCGAGGACGGTATGCAGCTCGTGTTTCGGCGTGTCCGGGTACTGGCCCCGGTTCTTCGCCGTCAGCAGTCGGCTGCCGGCCCGGGACAGCGCGTCGAACACCAGGAGCTCCGCAGCAGCCGTCAGGCCGGCCGGGACGTCCTCCGCGTCCGGTTCCTGGCCCTGTGTCGCCGGGAGTTCCCGTTGCCCCGCAGGGGCCTCCACGGCGGGAGGGGCCGCTGTCGGTTCCGCCGCGTCCGGGGTACTGGCCACGGGCAATCCCAGGATCTCCGCGTAGGCGGGGTCGGACAACAGCGACGGATCGGCCATCACCAGCTTCCGCAGGAACCGGGCGTTCGCCTCGTCCTCGGAGGGGATCGCGTCGTCCGGGATGCCGGACTGGGCGCGCCGGTAGTCGTCGCTGATCAGGTCTAGGTCGTACAGGTGGTCCAGGTCCTCGGTCGCGTCGGGCCGCTTGACGATCGCGGACGTGTCCCAGTCGATGACGTACCGGTCGGGGTCCTGCACGCCCATGGCCTTGAGCGCCGGGTGGAACCAGTACTGGCCCACCGCGTCGGAGAACCGCTGCAACAGCGGCTCGATGTAGATCTTGTATGTGGTCTCCTCCACCTGCCACGAGGACCAGTGGTTCGCCTCCGCCATGCTCCCGTCGGCCACGCTCCGGGGGATGTCCAGGGTGTCCGCCACGGTCCGGCGCGCGTCGGAGCGCAGCTCAACGAGCTGTGAGCTGAACTCGGTCGCTAGGTCGATGAACCCTTCTTTGAAGGGGGCGATGAGGTCTGCCGGGACCGTGACGCCGATCGGCGTGGCCGCCGTCGCCGAGCCGGGGTTCGCGATGGCCGCCTCGAACGCCCGGAACAGATAGTCGGTGAACGCGGCTCCGACGGACTGCCCGTCCGCCGTGGGGAAGTCCAGTTCAGCCGGTACGAGCTGGATGCCGTTCGCGATCAGCCGGGAGTCGAGCCGGGCTGCGATCGACATGGACGCCTTCTCGATCTCCCGGAGCGGGGGGATGGCCCGGCGCACGGCGCTGTCCGCTTTGGCTTGGTCGTTCGGGTGCGGGGACCAGCAGCGGATCAGCACGTCACGCCGGGGCACCACGTCCTCGGTCAGGCCGGTGAACGGGTCCACGTACGTCCACGTGTCCCCGCGCACCTTGACTTTCTGCCCGGACAGCACCAGCCACTCGTCGGGCCTGGCCTGGCCGCCCAGGCGAGCCCGGGACCGGATGACGATGAAGGACTCCCCGGGAACCTGCCAGCACACCGCGATCGTGTGCAGGAGCTGGGAGCGCCGGGCGGCTCCTCCGAGGAGAGCGGAGGCCACACGCTGCACCGTCTCGTTCTCGGTCGGGCCCGCCACGATCCCGGTATCCGGGTCGACTTCCGCCGCGTACGGAGTGGCCTGGCTGATCGCGTTGGCGATGTAGTTGACGGGCCCGTACAGGGCCCCTTCCACGTCGTAGAAGTACCACGCGTCCTTCTGCCACGCCTCCACGCTCTGCGTCTGCCGCATCGAGTTGGATGTGGCGACTCCCGGCCCCGACAACGGCATGGCCGCCGCCACGAACCCCTTCGGCGGCGGGTCGCCGGCGTCCTTCTTCCGGTTCCAGATACCCATGTCAGACCCCGGCCCCTTCCTTGCCGGCGAGGAATCCGGCGACGTGGCTGTATGCGAGAACGGCTGCTGCTGCGGTCCATGCGGTGGCGCCGCCCCATGCCCACCACGTGCCGGCCACGGCTGCGCCCGTGTAGATGGAGACGCACCAGTCGCACACCAGGAGGTAGGACAGGAGCTTGTGCTCCCGCAGCAGTTCCAGTGCCCGGCGCCGGGGTGCCTCGGTGATGCGGTCGGTGGTGACGAGACGGGTGAGCCGGGCGGTGGCCAGGGCTCCGAGCAGCAGCGCGACGATGTCCATGGGGTCAATCATGACGCGAGCCCGCCCCGGCGCCCCCAGGGAGTGGCCGATGCGTGGCCCGGCCGGGCGGCGGGGCGTCGTCCGGCGATGCCCATCAAGTGGGGTGAGCCGATGTCCATGGGGGCCGTGCTGAACCTCTTGGCGAGGAACGTGAGCAGGTGCACGGCGGCGTCGACCCGGTCCGGGCTCTTGGGGTCCTCGTCCGGGATCCAGGTCGTGTACTGGTCTTCCAGGAGCGGGAAGTTCCCGGCGTGCCGGATGCGGTCCTGTTCGTACCGCAGGACGACCGGCTGCGCGCGCAGTTGCTTGCCGGCGGAGGCGTGGACCTCCCGGAGCGGGGCGGTCGACTCGGGGCGTCCGGTGCGCTCATTCCACACCCGGCCGAGAACCTCCTTGACCCACCCTTTGCCAAAGTTATCCTCGTACACTACAATGTCCGAGTTTGTCTCCTCATACAGTTCCCAAACGCGAACGGCGGACGCCCGGGGGGACAGCCGGTCGGACCAGTCATGCGTGACGTAGTCGAACCCGTCCACCCCGTGCAGACCTGCGACGATGCCGGTCTCGTCCCGTTGGCCGGTACCAGCCGGGTCCATCGCGACCACCCGCAGCATCGCTTCCGGCACCATGTCCGGCTCGACACGGTTGCGCTCGATGACCACACGCGCGAGCAAAGCCCCGGGAAGGTCGTCCAGGATCTCCGCGTCCAGTTCCTGCCGGCCGAGCGTCGTGCCCTCGTACCGGGCCACCACGGCCCGCCGGAACGTCGGCGCCAGGTTCGCCAGGTTGTCATACGTCGACCCCCGCACCACCCGGGATACGGGGTCCTTCAGGAGTTCCTTCACCAGGGGCAGGGGCCGGGGCGTCGTCGTCACGCACGCCCGGGGATGCTCCCCGAGGCGCAATCCCATCTGCGCCATGTCCCACGCGTACTGGAGACGCCGCCACGCCGCCAGCTCGTCCGCCCACAGGTAGTGGTGCTGCGGGCCCCGGAGCCGGTCCGGTTCGTCGGCGGAGTACAGCATCTGAATCGCGCCGTTGGGGTAGGTCAGCTTCCGCTTTGACGGCTCGTAGACGGGGCGGAACGTGACCGGTGCGCACGCCAGAATCCCGGATTCCCCCTCCACGAGGACGTCCCGGGTGTCGGCCGCCGTCGGCCCGATCAGGGCCCCGCGCTCGTGGTCACGGGCCATGCGCCACGACCACTCCGCGCCGCACCGCGTCTTTCCGAACCCGCGCCCGGCGAGCAGCAGCCAGGTGTCCCAGTCCCCGTCCGCGAGCGACGGCGGGCGCTGCGCCGGGCGGGCGTGCGGGCCGGGCCGCCCCGGGTGCGGGGTGCCGTCGCAGCCCTCCGCGTCGCACAGCCACGGCACCCGGCCGCTCTCCCGCTGCTGGTCGATCTGCTCAAGGGTGTCCAGCACCCGCAGCAACTCGGACTCCGGGAGTGCGGCGAGTTCCGCCCGGGACAGCTTCGGCATGCCGCCCGCCATTCCTCAGTCCCCCGATTCCAGCTTCGCCATCAGGGCCACGATCCGTTCGAGAACGCCGTTTCCGGTCTCGTCCCTGTCGGCCCGCATTTCCAGGGCGTCACGGTGCACCTTGGCGGCTGCCGTGAATGCCTGGGTCCATCGCATCGACGGATCCTGGCCCGGCTTGAGCAGGTCCAGGTTCTCGTCCAGCCGGGCCAGGAGCTTGTCGGACAGGGCCATGTGCCGGGAGCGCACCGAGGCGAGCTGGTCCGCGTACCCGTCGACCTCCGCCGTAGACACGTACTGGTCGTAGGCTCGCGCCCGCTCCACCCACTTGTGCTTGGCCGACCAGTCCTCAAGCTGGGTGGTCGACTTCCCCTCGATCTCCGCCGCCGCCCGGATCGACCGGGACGTGCCCAGGTTCATGTACGTGCGGAACGCCTGGAACGGCCGGGCGCCTTCGTCGGACTGCCGGACCCACGGGTGCAGTTCACTCACGCCCCGGCACCCCCGGTTCGTCCATCAGGTTCATGGTCCACGTAATCGGTGACGTCGACCGTGAACCGGTACGTCACCGACAGCGGCTGCTCCTTGCTCATGCCCCGCCCACCTCCTTGCCTCCCGGGAGGACCACGTACAGCAGCAACGCCACCAGCAGCGGGGCGGCCAGGGTCGTCCACAGCAGCCGGCGAGTGCCGGCCGAGTGGGCTGCGGCGGCGTCCTGCTTCTGTTCCAGGTGCTGCACACGCTGGGATGCCAACTGGTTGTCGGCCGCCCGCTGTTCCTGCGTCACCAGGCCGCCCACGGTCGCTTCCAGCCGGGACACCGTCACGGCGAGCGCGTCCACCTTCAGTCCCGTGGTCCGTATCAGTTCGTACACGGTGGGCTGGGACGGATCCCCCGGAGTCACTTCCCGCCCTCCCTGTCGATGCGCCGCACCCGGGAACCGATGTCCCGAAGGTAGGTCTGGAGTGTCCAGTAGTGCCGGGAACTCTTCGGGTCGGGGTCGTAATCGGCCGCGTCCTCCGGGGCCGGCACGCCGTCCGTACGCATGATCTTGTCGTAGACCGCATCGGCGATCTTCCGGATGTCCGTCTCGCTCAGGGCCATGTCCTCTTCCTTCCCGTCCAGCCTCGCCTGTACGTCCCGGCGGAACTTCGCCATGTCGAACGAGGGGTCAACCTTCCGCCGGGTCACCTCCCTGTGGCCCGCGATGCTGCGCGCCGTCCACCCGTGGTACCGGCACCGTGCTGCCGCCCACCGCACGGCTACGTCGTACTGCTTCGCCGGGTACGGGTCCTCACCATCACCCCGGTTCTCGATCTCCAGTCCGTAGAGGAACGCGTTCCCGTCGCGGGTCTCGGCCGCCACGGCGGAAGGTCGGTGCTCCGCGTCCATCGGCATCCGCTCGTTGATGAGGCGTGTGCGCACCGTGTCCGGGGTCGTCCCCGCGTGATTGGTGCGCCCGTTCCCCACCAGATACAGGGTGCCGTCCTTCGCCAGGAAGTCATGGCACAGCGGGCCGGGGAGAGCCGCTGTGCCCCGGTAGCAGAAGTCGGCCATGCCTGCCCCGGTCCCGGCGGTGTGGTGGACGACCGCCCCGTGCACAGGACCCCACATGCCCTTGTGGTTGCGGTTGTGCGTCTTCCAGTTCTTCATCTGCACGATGTCGGTGATGCCCTCGATGCGCAGGGCGTTCAGCCACGCATCGGCGCTCATGGGTGTGCTCACAGGCCCGTCCCCTTTGTCCATGGGTGATGCTGTGGCCAGGATACGACGACGCCCCTCCGGCCCGAGCGATCGGACGGAGGGGCGTCGTACAGCACCAGTGTGGGACGGATGCCACGGGGCAGTCTACGTGAGCGTTCCCCTGGCGTGCTCCTCCACCGAGCACGTATCGGCCGGGGCGCGGGAGACGAACAGAGACCAGTTCCCTTCGGCCGGACCGTCGGCCCACGCCTGCACCGAGTCCAGGATCTGGTCTCGGGTCATCGGCACCCCGTTCCCCGGGGCCATCAGGAACAGTTCCTCACACACCGAGCACACCCGCCCCGTGCCCGAGCACGGCGAGCACGGCCGTGCTCGCCGTCAGGGCGATCACGAGCACGGCGCATCCGGGGGCGGAACCCTGATCGAACCCGGACTCGTTGCGTGCCTCACGCGTGCTTCGGTACATCGTGTCCCGCCGGGCGGGCCTGTGCGTGCCCGAGAACGTGCCCTCGTACTTGCTCACCGGTCCTCCGTCGGGTCGTAGCTCGTGACGCGGACGACCGCGCCCGGGGCCGGGTCGTAGCAGTCCCGGCACGGTTCCAGCACGGGCGGCTCGCCCATGCTGTGCTCGGTCGGCCCCGTGGCGGGCATGGAGTCCTCCGGGTCGATGCCGGAGCCCTTGCAGCGGTCGCAGACAGACGGCCGGCACTGCATCAACGCTTCCCGGTAGTCGTCCAGCGACTGGCCGATCTTCCCCATGGCCCGGTCCATGTCCGGCTCACCGCACCCGTACCGACCCTGCTTCCATGCGTCCCGGATGGTGCTGCGAATCAGCAGCGCCAGGTTCACCCGACACTGCGCCGGGCTGCTCTTCCGTCCCTCAGACATCGTGTCTCCTTGCTGCTGTCTCGACGGGCGGATAGACGATCCTCTCCGCCCCTCTCTTACGGACCACAACCCTCTGATCAGCCCCTTCTTGTTCCAAGAGGGGTCCCTCGGTGGGGGAGGGGAGGGGTTGTTGATCTTGGTTTTCCTCTTCGCCATCCATCGCCTGGCGCACCCAGAGGACGAACCAGCCGGCCACGGCGATCCACAGGAT